ATAGTCGGCACTTGCCATCGTATCTTTCGTTGCCGGCAGCGAAGAAATCAGGATCTTCGTTAACTGCGATTTTTCATAAAGTGCGGACATAGCTGTCTCCGGATATAAAAAAACCGCCTCGCGGCGGCCATGAGATTAAGTGGGTTGGGATTACTGAAGGACGTGGACTTCTGCGGTTGCACGGCGCAGGCCTGTTTCGGGCTCGTAACCGCCGGTTTTGCTCATGCGGGTGAAGCCGAGCGGCATCAGCGCGGCGATCGCCTGCTCGCGTACCGCGCGGGCCTCATCCACCGAGGAGGCATAAACATCAATCTGCAGGGCAGTGTCCTCCTCTGCGGGGCCACAAAGCGTATCGCCATAGACCTGATCCACCAGCGTGAATGTGATCCACGGCGGCGCAACTGCCGGTTCTCCCTGGCTGTTAAGTGGTACCACGCCGGGGTAAACCTGCCCGTCAGCCAGCGCGCCGATCAGCGAGTAAACGTCGGCTTCGGTCATTTTGAAAGCACCCTGTCGATCGCGGCATTGGCTTCGGCGAACGCAGCGTTTACCGCATCTTCCTCGCGCGCATCATAGGCCGGACGGACGAACGGCGCGGGCGGCATGGTCGAGGTACCCATTTCGATAAAGCGCCAGTAGTAGGCATTACGCGGATCGCTGGCTTTCATCGTCCTGTCGCTGGCGCCGGTGCGCGGGTTGGTACCGCGGATATGAACGCCGGAAGCAATCGCCCCGTTGCGCTCACGCTGAGTGATGACGACGATATTTTTCTTCAGTTTCCCGCTTTTCACCGGCGCGCGGCTCACCGCCTCATCTTTAAGGATTGTCGCTCCGGCGCGCGTGGCATCGCGCATCACCTTCCGGTTTTCCGCTTTGCTGAGTGTCGCGAGATCTTCGGACAACCCCGCCAGACCGGAGAAATCAAGGTTAGTGCCGATCATGGTTTTACCCCCTGCTTACACAGAATTTCGAGCTGCGTACCTTTTGAATCCGCCACCGGCGGGCCGGTTACGTCGAGGTACTGCCCTTTATACGGACCGGTCAGTACCTTGAGCTTTGACGCTGCTGTAATGTCATTGCGAAAGCGCACCCACACGCGGATTGTGGCTTCCGCAAGCTCAGCGCCGGCGGAAATAAGCTCCCGACCACTGATCCCCTTTATCTCGGCAAAAATCTCACGACCGTCATGCCATGTGTTCTGGGGCTGCCCGGATGGTGTCCGGGTGGAAGTGAAGTTCATGATCCGCACGCGCTGATTAAGCCTTCCCGCCTGCATCTGGCCTCCTACACACCATAAATACGGTATGGCTGCAGCAAAGCTTCGACAGCCAGCGGCAATTCTGCCGGCGCATTACCGCTTACCACCGCCTCCCGGTTGGCGTACCAGTGCCCGACAAGCAGCAGCATCGCCGTGCGCACATCGTCATTGAGAAGCAGACGATCTTCATCATCAGCAAAGCCCGGCTCATCATTGGTTTTGTAGAGCTTGCGCCGTGTCCAGGTTTCAACGTAGCGCGCCGCCGCGCCGGTGTAGATTTCAAGCAGGTTGTCGTCACCTGTAAAATCATCATCGATACGGCAATGGCTCCGGACTAAGGAGGGTTCAAGAAACGCCATGGTTCAGCCTCAGAAATAGCGGCCCGCAGGCCGCCGTGGTGTTTAGCTGCCCGCACCCGTCAGCGCACCGAACACGAACGCTTCAGGGCGATATACCGCCAGCGCCACGCGCTCTTCGCAGCGAATGGAGATCATGTTCTTTTCGAAGTCGTCGGCGTTCTCGGTAGAGATCACAACGTTGGCATCTTCGCGATCGAACAACTGCGCGCCGGAGTTAAATGCGCCGGTCAGGAATTTACCCAGGAACTGAGCGGCTTCGGTCGCAACCACGGGCAGGCCCCACAGTGTCGGCGTGGTGAGCTGTGCCGGATTCGCGAGGATATAGCGACCCAGCTCGTCTTTGGTCAGCTCGATGCGTGCCCAGTCGGTAAAGTGCAGGACGTGGCCGGACGCCGGGAATCGCGCCAGCTGCGCCTGCAGCATTGCCAGACGGAGCACATCGATACCGGACTGTTTTTCCACTGCAAACGCCGGATTAAACGCAACAGCCTGAGGAATAATCCCCTTCAGATGCGCGCCCGTGCCATCACCGAACAGAATCTCCTGCTCTTCGACGTACTTGAGGCCGTAACGCATTTCCGCGTCCACCGTTGACTGCAACTGTGCAAAGTCATCCAGGATCTGCTTGGATGCCTTGAACATGTGCGCAATGGTACGCACCGGCGTCGTCTCTTCAGCAAACTTGATATCGCTGTAAGGCTTCTTGGTGTTTTCCGGCACAACCGCGGCGTTGTTGGTGAAGCCGGTCTGCTTCACGTAGTAGATGGTGTTGGACTGGGTGCGGCCAGGTGCGATCAAATCGCGAATGAAAAGACGCTGCTTCGGCGTCTGATCGATGCCAGGCAGGCGCGTCGGCGCGATAATCTGCCCCGGAACGTCTACGGTGGTGATTGCCGCCTGCACCGGCACGCTCAGGCGCTTGCCGCCTTCCATGCTGGAGCGGATATCCTTCATCACTTCCGCCGACACCAGCTGCTGGCCAACCGACTGAATGGCTTCTTTCGCCGCGTTGAGCGGCATGCTGGCAACGTGCTGCTCCAGCTCGCCAACTGACGCTTTCAGCGTTTTCAGGGATTCGTTGAGCACGTTGTGCTCGAGCGCGATTTTATCTACCGATTCTTTGGTTTCAGCAGACAGCGTGCCTGAACTGCGGGCTTCAGCGAGCGCTGCTTCCGCCTTTTTGCTGAAATCAGAGGACACTTCCTCCAGTTTGGCCGTTACCTTCTGCAGGAGTTCGTTTACTTGAGACATGTTTTTTCCTTATTCGCCGAGCGATGCCAGCGCAGATTTGAGGGAGTTAAGTACTTCAGGGCTTACTTCATCGACAGCGCCCGGCTTGTCGTTTTCTTCGGCAGCAGCGCCCGGCATGCTGCCCAAAGCTTTCAGGTGCTTCCGGCGCTCAGAGCGGGGCATGCCGCCCTTTGCCAGAAAAGCATCAATTTTGCGGATAGCAGCCGCAGGGCTTTCTTCATCACTGGTAATTTCATCGGAGGAGAGCAGCGCATCGGCCAGACCTCTGGTCACTGAGTCGCTGCCGCCGATAAAGGACTCCTTGTCCATCAGCGACTGAATTTCTTCAACCGGCATGCCGGAACGCGCGGCGTAGATGTCGGCCATTGCCTTATCGAACGGCTCCAGGTAGTCAGCGTATTCCCGGAAATCATTCCGGTTGCCGGCGGCCATGATCCAGGCGTTGTGGATCATCAGAAACGCGCCGCGGCCTATCTGGACCTCATCTCCCGCCATTGCGATGATGGATGCAGCTGACGCGGCGAGGCCCAGCACTTTCACGGTGACTTTCCCCTGGTATTCGCGGAAAAGGTTATAGATGGCGAGACCTTCGAACATATCTCCGCCAGGCGAGTTGATGTGGACTGTCACATCCTCGCCGCCAAGCGAGCGGAGCGCTGCTGCAATCCGGTTAGCGCTCACGCCGTCACCCCACCAGTCCTCTCCGATCACATCGAAGATGGTGATGGTGTTCTCACCCGACTGCGCCGCAGCGCGAATGCTGCCGTCCCAGCGTTCAATAGCGGCTGCAGGCAGATCGCGTTTTCCGGACGCAGAAATCCGCCCCTCCGGCGCCGCCGGAAGAGTGCTCATCTTCTTCATTGGTTCTCCTAAGCCGCTTTTTTAAGCGGTGACTGCTCCGGCGGAATGTCCGGGAAAAGGAAGGCGTGAAGCTTCATGATGTTGCTGGCCTGCGCCCCGACGTTGTTCTCACGCAGCTGATCAAGCGGCGTCAGGTTCAGCTGGACTGTGTAAATCTCACCGCCCTCAATCGGTGGCAGGTTCTCAAGCCGGCGCACGTCATTACGGGACATCCAGCCATTCTGCAGCGCTGTGGTGTAGTAGGCGGAACGCCCCGCGCTGTCGGCGCGCAACAGGCCTTCTACAGAGAATTCTGCGAAAAGCTCATCGTCACTGTCCAGGAGGCAGCGTGAAATCTCCTGCTCAATATTCACCAGCAGCGGGCGCAGCGTGTTGGTCAGGAACTGCAGGTTCATGCCTTCGACGCTGGATGCCCAGCTGCTCTGTTTGTCGGCATGGCCGACCATGAACGGCGGGACGCGAAACCAGCGGCAGATCTCTTCAATACTGAATGAGCGGCTTTCCAGCATCTGCGCGTCTTCAGGGTTCATCGTGACGCCCTGGTACTTCATACCGCCCTCGAGCACCATGATTTTTCCGGCATTCTTCGAGCTGGTGAAGGCCTGCATATAACTGCGCAGACGCGCGCGCTGATCGTCATTGAGCGCTGCATCGGAAGTGAGAAACCCCGAGCTCTGAATGCCATTTTCGAAGATTTTTGCGGCCGACTGCTCCACCGCCAGCGCCGCACCAATCACATCGCGACCGGTCATCATGGGCATCATCCCGCAAACCCCGTCGAGGCCGAATCCACGGATGTGCATGATGTTTTTTACCGGAATGACACGCTTTGCTTTGTTCTCGGTATAGGTGTATTCCAGCGCACCGCTGTCGAGCCGCTTAACCACCATGTTCTGCGGCAATAAAGGTATCAGCGATACCAGCTTCTGGCCGATGTACTTCTTCTCGACAAAGGCATTACCGCGCAGGCAGATGCTGGCGACCACCATCAGCATGAAGCGCGATGGCGTCATTTCGGCATTCGGGCGGCGGCAAAGCACTGAATAGGCAGGATGGTTAGTTGCCGCCTTGCGGGAACCATCCGCCTGCCGCTCGTAAATCTTCAGCGGCAGGGTAGAAACAGACTCGCTAAGCAGCCTGACGCAGGCCCATACCGCTGAAAGCCGCATGGCTTTGTCAGCCGTAACCACCTGGCCGCTGCTGCTGGTACCAAACCATTCCTCCCAGAAGGTTCCGGTGGTCAGGCTGATGGGCACACCCAGCCAGTTGAGCAGAGCGCTTTTCACCCTGCCCGGCTGCTTATTTTTATTCATCAGAAACCTACCATGATGGGGTTATCGAAGAAGCCACTCAGATCCTGCCGCGTATCAGGCAGCATGGCGCGACCGATATTCATAATCAGGGCAGTTGCCCCGTCAATTTTGTTTTCGTTGTGCTCCTTGATGGGCCGCACAACGTCATCATTACCGGGAAGGTATTTGCCGACGACATTGGAAATACACCAGGTAAGAATGGGATGGCCATCATGATGAAAGCGCCCCGCCTCTATCGCCGCCTCCAGCTCCTTCATGGGGTCTGACATGTTGGTGTAGTTCTGTACAATCGTTATAGGGCTCAGACTTTCATCGGCCAGATGATGAGAAAGGTTTGTGGCGCCATGCGGGTCTATTGCTGACTCTTCCACGGGATTCTGGCGGTTGACTGCTTTCGCCTCCTCAAGGATCACCCGGTAGTCGATCTCTGCGCCATCGGTTAACTGCAGGTGACCGCTGTTCACCCACTTCTGGAATCGCTCAGCGGTACGCTGCTGATCCGTATCTGTGCTGTAAACCGTGTCGTATGGCACCCAGAAGCGTGGCGCCACGCAGTAATAATGCCGTTTACCGTCAATGTCGCGGGTGAAAATCCTCACCATGCTGTTCATATCGAGCTTACGCGCAAGGTCAAAAGACAGATAACAGGGCTGCCCCTCAAACTGCTCGAGCGAGAGCGTTTCATCCTCACAGTTGCGCCAGCTGACCAGGTTGAAGAAAGCCGCGCGGGCAGAGACCCATATATTCAGGTGCTTTGTCTTGAATACGTTGGCCTGACGGGCGTTGTTCATCGCCCTTTTCTGCTGGCTGAGAAGGAAATCGCTGTATACCGATACCCCCATGTTGGGGTTTGCCTTGCGGAGTACCGCCGGGTCGGTCCAGTCATCGCCTTCGTCAACGGTGTAGATCACGCCGAAAAGCTCTTCGTTCGGTACCGTGCCGTTAAGCATCTCGATCACTTCCCGACGCTTGTCGTAGCATGGTCCCTCGATGTTGTAGCCTGCCGTGGTGATTGCCCACATCAGGGGCTGGCGCCGGGCACCCATACCGGTCAGCATCGTGGTATAGAGCGCATCGGTATCATGCTCATGGTATTCATCAACTACCGCGCAGCTGGGCGACGAACCGTCACCGGGATTACCTATCAGCGGTTCAAAACGGGCACCATCCTCCGGACGGTTCATGTTAGACGCGTTCACCTCAACGCCAAAGGCATCACACAGCGCCGGCGTGCGTTTGCACATCAGCCGTGCCGGGCGGAAAACCTCCCACGCCTGCTTTTCAGTCGTGGCACCGGAATAGACCTCAGCACCAAACTCGTCGTCACAGGTGAAGCAGTAAAGCGCCACACCAGCGGAAATCGCCGACTTACCGTTTTTACGAGGGATCTCGGTGTAGACCTCACGGAACCGGCGAAGCTTAGTCCCCTTCTGTACCCAGCCGAATGCACAGCACACGATAAAAAGCTGCCATGGCTCCAGCGTGATCGGCATCCGTTTAAATGCCCATTCACCCTTAGTGTGGGGTAGCAGCTGGATAAACTTGGCTGCCTTTTCAGCCAGATCCTTGTCAAAGCGGTAACGGAATTTCTTTGTTTTCTCTTTCGCCAGATCATCAAGATGGCGCTGGCACGCATCAACTACATACCTGCAGGCCACAGTCCTTCCCCGCACGATGTCGCGGGCATACTGATTTGCGGCGTTCACGTTCGGATAGGATTTACGGGTCATAGGTTCTTGAATGGGTTATCAGACTGTTTTTTGTTTGCGCCCATCAGCCGTTGCCTGCTGCTGGGGTCCAGCCCGAGCATGCCGCCGAAGGAGGCCATCTGCCGCATGGCTTCATTTAGTACCGTCAACGCCGGGTTTTTGATCACACCGCCCATTGCGCCGGTAACGGTTATACCGTTGTCAGCAACGTGACTCTGCGCAGCGCGGGCGTTGGCGTACGCCACACAAAACATTTCGAGGTTGTGTAAATCTGTCGCGCATAAAACCGCCTGCGCGCACAGCTCCTTAGAGACCATTTTCCACATTGTCGCAGCGTCTTCGCTGAGCCATTCCGGCGGGTCAACGCCGGTGATTGGGGTGAAGGAAGGCTCTTCTTTATTGAGGGCGCGCTTACCCGGATTACCGGCCAGCAACTTCCGGGCGGTCGGCTTGGCGCGGCGTCCGGATCGGCCCGTCGCTCCAGCCATAGACGCTCCAGTTAAATTTTATATTTCGCGGGTGTGAAAATCTGACTGAGGCGGCGGTACTTAGGGTCCAGGCCCCAAAACTTTCGACCCGCCCTCCCGTGGATGAGAATAATTATCATTTACAATGAAATAATTGCAAAATGCAACTAATTATTGATAATGATTATCACTTAAACCTTTCCCGGCCTGTTTTCGACCTGTGGCAGGGCCAGCACAGCGATTCAAGGTTCGAAAGCTGATCAGTGCCGCCTTTAGCTTTAGCGATGATGTGGTCGACAGTCTTTGCCACCGCGATCTGTCCATTACGCCTGCAGTTCTGGCAGAGATGTTTATCACGTGCCAGAACCTCAGCCCTGAGCACGTCCCACTTACTGCCATAGCCGCGCTGGTGGCGATTCTGTCCGCGCTGGTGCTGCTGCCAGCCTTCGTTCCGGTGCTGCTCGCAGTAGCCAGAGCGGTCGGTGGTTGTTCCGGCGCATCCACGCTTCCGGCATGCGCGCGGTATTGCTGCTGGCATCAGGCAATCCTCCATGCTCGTCGGCGTTCAGTGCGCGGTACCGCATCAGGGTGCTGCTCAACGGGTTCGCCATCTGCGTGATCCACAAGCGACCAGCATGTATAGATGACTGCGCCACCCCACGCATCGCCCACGGCGTAATCAGCAGGCTTGCCGCTGTCCCAGCGCGCCAGCACTCTGGTGATATGTGAGGGAGGTACGCTGTAGCACACACCGTGAATGAGCTTTGGTAACGCGATGTAGTCGTCCCGCGCCTTGTCAGCAACTATAAGCCGCTCGGCAATCAGCATCTGATATTGTGGCGGTCGGCCGGTACCGAGATAAAAGCTCAGCATGTCTTCAGGGAAGAGGGAAAGCCAGAGGGCAACCTTTTCCTCAAAGCCAGCTACTGGCATCGCGTCATCTTCCAGCAAGACAACCCGGCAGGATTGATCTGCTGCCCACTCCATCGCGCGGCGATGATTCCAGTTGGCACCCCTGTCGTGCTCGTCAACCAGCAGGTGAGCGCCAAGAGAGACAGCCAGCCTTTCGGCCTGCTCTAGCCGGGCGTGATGTCCGACCACAACGAATTTCACTTGTGCTTCCAAAAGGCGCACTCCTTACCGATGCCGTCAGATTTGAAAATGGTATGCACCTGCGGCCCGGTCACGATGCGATCGCCAACGCGTTTAGCCACAATGCCAAACGCCAGCATATCGCCGACCGCTGCTGCTTTCTCTGTCTCCCAGAAGCGGTGACACTCCAGCAGGTAATAAAGGCGCACTATGCCATGCGCAAACTCCATCACGTCAGCGCGCAGCCCGCCAAGCAATCCGGCATTCAGCATCACATCACTGCGATGCTCATCGAGGAAGGCCTGATAGATGCGCTCCGGATGGTGCTGGCGTACCCACGCATCGGCATAGGTCTTCGGCTCAGACCCGACATACACCATGCCCGGCACCATATCTGCCCATGGCTCACGGAGCATTTCGACATCGGTACCGTCAGTGCACCAGACCAGGTGATATTCAGGGTGATCGCGAAGGTGCTGCCAGATATGCAGCCAGCGCCGGAAGTAAACGTTCATCTGCACGGCGGGAACGCGGCACAGTTCGACATCAGCCGGCGCGGTCGCCAGTTCATCAGCCAGCACAATCCGCCCGCAGCCGCGCAACGAACCGGCCCACTTCACCAGCAGGTCAGGTGAGGCTGCCATTCTGGTACTGCGCTGCGGGTCGGGCTCACTGGTCAGCAGTGTGGTGATTACCACATTACGTTGCGGTCGATATGGGGCGTAGCCGGTATAACCGGTGTCCCGCCGTTCGTTGTGAATCCTGACGTTGCGCTTAACCTGCTCTTCCCTGTCCGGACGTGGTACCGAACGCTCCACCAGCTCATGCTCATCGAGGGAGTGAATCAGCTTTTCCGAACCAACCACATCAGCGAACGCCCACGACGTCAGCCCGGCATTGTGGATGCGCAGGGCGAGATCGCTGTGCTCATACATGCCGCGACCGTAAATCGGGTCGAAGCCGCCGACACGCTCAATCGCGCTGCGGTGGTAATAGAGCATGACGCCGCGCTGGCCGGTGTAAGCCACATGTTTATCGTCCCGGTATAGTTCAGCGATGTCGTGCAGTTTGCGCGCACCAGCCAGATCGAGAAACTGATAAGCCAGATGTGGCTCGGGTGATTCGATGTAAGGCAGCCACCAGCCATCAGCGATCGGCCAGGCGTCATCGTCCCACAGGAAGAGATGCTCACACCCGGCATCCATCAGCGCAGTAAGGCTGGCGTTCTTCGATGCCACAATGCCCAGCGATTTATCCTGTCGGATCAGAGTAACGCTGTCGGGCACTACCGCTGGTGGCTGTGAACCATCATCAACGACAACCACCAGCGCGCTGGCAGGTAAATGCCGGAGATGATGCTCCAGCGCCTGGCTGAGTACGCCAGCGCGATTATGCGTTGAAATGGCTATGCCGATCCGGCTGGTGGTTGGCGCGCAGGCAGGTGCATACGGGACACCATCAATGATTACATCCATGATGACCTCCGTCAGCCTTTATTCATAGCCCGCCAGATTGAGCCGCCAGGCTTCAACATTAAGTTGATTCGCTCGTCGACGGCTTTGTTAATGGAATCACTTGCCGCACCACTGTCAGGAGCAACTGAGTGAATATTAATACTGATATTGTTTTTCGGCTCAGATCGCGTGGATTCCTGTTTTGCTTTATCTTCAACAACCGGCTCAATGTTCTTCGCCTGGATTTCGCCCCCTTTGAAGAAAGCTTCCTGGATGAAAACTTGTCCATTACTGACCGTAAATGGGGAGAGCTCTTCGAGAGCATCACGCAGACTTTTAGCCAGCCGCTGACGCTTGAGGTATTCCTCAATCTCCCGAATCTCTTCAGGCGTGCGAAGTTGAATTCCGAAGGTCACAGCAAAACGGTCGGCTAAAAACTTAACCTGCTGCTGATTACCTTCAATGCCAACTATCATGCCAGCAGAATGATTTTTACCAGGTTCCTCAGTTTCATAGTTCATATTGAGGAACGGTGACGACGCGGCCAGTGATTCCTGAACATGCTGAACGATGTCTTGAGTGTCAGAAGATGAAGCCCCTTCTAACCAGTCGCTGGCATTCCACGCCGGGCCGTTGCCATCTTTGTCCAGAGGGCGCATGCGAACGTGGATTTTCTCACCCGCTCTGAGTCCGGAGATAACCTTGGCCATAACGGGCCACTCGATAATCTCCACCACCGGAATTCTGTTCTCTCGAACATATTGCAGTTCCACGCGGCCAAACCAGAAATAGTTATCAGGCCAGCGCCATTCAACGCGAACAGCAAACACGTACGGATGCGTAGAGATATGCGGCAATTTTTGTTCCATGATTTCTACCTTTTAGATGTGAGCCTGTCGCATGGGACAGCCGCCCGAGAAAGCAACTTTCCCCAGGCTCACGACTGAAAGACTCTCGATTGTTTAGCGCATGCGAGGCGCAATAAAAAAGCCACCAGCGAATGCCTGTGGCTTAATATGCAGAAATAACCGGTTTGTAGACTAGGTCAAACGAAATTTTTTCGATGTTGCTTACAAACATCTATAGCAGTTGATATCGATTTGCCCGGATATGGGTTCATTGACATGTGCGTTTGGAAGGTAGGATTTTTAGGAGGCATTAGATGCTCCAGACTAAGGTCATCAATTTTTGTCCATACTGGTATCAAACCTGGCCCAACTTCGACTGTGACTTCACGGTAAGCCATTATAAAACTCACCTCACCGTTGCTATCACTCAAGATCTCATATTTCAAAAACTCATCATTTATGTTGTTTAAATAGATAATCTTTGCAACTTCAAAATATGCCATCACGACCTCCTCTTCACATTTGAAGATTGCAGATTACGCCTAACATTTATTGCCATAAAGCATTATTCTAGGAGCTCGCTGAATGCCTTTGTGATGCCTCAGCAGTCTGCGTCAGGGCGGGCAACAGCTCGACATGCCCACATGCAGGCTTCCTGCATTTTGGTGCGGGCAATAGCCAGGCAGCGCGCAGCTTCCTGTGCTTCTACAGAGTGATTCGCCGTTTCTGAAAGCTCAGCGCTTACGTTTTCCCGTTCGGTATCGAGAAGATTGCAAAAATGGCGGCTGACACCTTTGAGGCGATTGATGCGCTCAATGTCGCCATTAGTTAAAGTGCGGTAGCCATTTACGGTGCTGCCGTCTTGTGGTTTAGCCTCACTCATTTATTCACCTATTATGATTGGACTCTAGCACACCAAATTCAAACTTTACTTAATGATATAATCCCAACGTCAATTTCGACGAAACCACTGGGATTCAAAAATGAAAATTCAAAAAGACAAGCTAACTCACGTCCTTTCTACTCTTGCAGATGCTTTCCCTGGTGTAACTTCTAACTGGGCCAAGCTCCAACAAGAAGTTGGAGAGCCTATAGAACTTACTGGTTATTTAGTTTACCTAAAAGATCACGACTATATCGCAGGTGATATGAAGTTTGCTCCTCTTAGCTCCCACCCTTGGAAAGTTGAGTTGAATACTATTCGCATTACAGCTAGAGGATTAGATTATCTGGAAGAGCTCAAGGATCCTGAAGATGTAAACGCTTCCGGTTCTGGAATGTTTACAAGAAAACGTCGCTCCTGATTCTATAAGATTACCAGTTCATTCATTACGGTTGACTGGTCTTTGATTGAAGCTTTCTGATGGCTGCTCGGTCAATGTTGCACTGGCTGAGCAGTCCATAGAGCTCTGCATTAAGACTTACGCTGTCACCGAACATCATCGGATCTGGCGGCATTGGTGCCTCAATTGGGCTGGTCAGGTCAGCGGGTAATGGGATTTGCGGCTGGCTTATTGTCCGGTACTCCACCAGCGGCTTTTGCTGCGGCGCGCAGCCGGTCAGCAGCATTGTCAGGCACGCGAGACTGGGCACACTTATCAGCTTCAAGGTATTGCTTGATTTCATTCTGTAGCTTCCGGTTCTGCTGTGCGGTTACAGCGCGCTGTTCAGTGACCTGACTCATCACTTCGTTTTGCTGCCTGACGGCGTTAACCAGCTCGCCCACGCTGGCGGCCAGGCCGTCATTTTTCGATCGCAGATCGTTAATCTGGTCGTCCTTGCTGTTCGCCAGCTTTTCCAGCCGCTCATTAGTGGCAGTTAACTGGGCGTTACGGGCATTCAGTCCCCACAGCGCAACGCAAATCAGGCCGATAACGATAACGTGTGAATAATTTTTGATGAAGTTGATCGGGTTCATGTCAGAAACACCTCTCTTTCACGCTGGCGGCGCGGCAGGAGAATATCCGGATCGTTACCGGAGCGTTTCCACATCAGGAAAGCATCGGCCGCGCCGTGATATTCATGGGCATTGAGCCGCTTAAGGACGGTGGAATCTTCAAAGGCATTTTTGCCGATATTGAAGACCAGGCTGCATAGCGCGTCATACTGATTCCGGGTAAGCGGCACTTTAACGCTGGCATTGATAGTTTTCTCAACCCAGGCGATATCCGCCAGGAGCAATGCGGTTGATTTCTCTTTGCTGATTGTCAGCTCTGGAGTGATGGGGCGGCCATCCACCGGCCCGGTATGACCGACGCCGATCGTCAGAACGCCTTTGGTGTCGCGATACGCTTTCAGACGCTCGCCTTCTTCTCGCTTAATCAGGGCAATACCGTCAGGACTGATTTTCACTGTTATCTCCCGTTCTGCGGCTAATCCACCCGCGCAGCTTCTCGCTGATGTAGTCATTGCCGACATACCCGATGTACACCGCAAACACCTGAGCGGCTGTATCGGGCACGTTCCAGTTAAGAACGCCACCTACCACCTGAAGCGTCGGTGCGGCGAAGAATGCCAGCGCGCTGCACGATACGGCGTCTAGAACACGCTTACTCCATGATGACTGTGCATAGGCGCTGCGCAGCAAAGAAAACATGCCCGCAACGCCCGCATATCCCCATTCTGTTTTGTGGCTGTATAGCCAGGCGATAAGACTTGCCCAGAAACCAGCGTCTTTGTCCGGCATACGTTTCATCTCCACCTCCGCCTGTAACGGGTCGGTGCTGTGTGATTTAAAGGGTCAGGAGACTCGGCTGCATCCGACAACGCAGCCTTTTGATTATTTTCGGGTTCCTTGAAATGAAGAAGGCCGCCAGATGGCAGCCAGAAATGTAAAAACCCCGCAAAAGCGAGGTCTTGAAAGCGTTTTAAGTTCGTGGCGAAGAAACCACTCTTAGCACGTTACGTCATAAAATGCGGACCGCGATAGCTTTTTTTAATAAAAAAATCTGTATAATTTTTACTTCCCCCCTGGTGCTTTAAATAGAATTGAGGCCGAGTTCATGCAGTCAGCAATTGTTGTTGAAAATGTTGGTAAGTTAATCATCTCTGGTTTCAGCGCTAATGGAACTGATCAGGTTTTGATAGCTAAAAATGTTAAAGACTCCAGTGTGAGCAACGTTGTATCACGAACAAGGCACACACCCTTTGAGTTTGATGGATGTGATAAAATTGATGTTTCTAATTGTACTGATTTAAGGTTGGCTAAGGCCGTTACTAAGCCAAAATATTTAGGAATAAATGGTTTCAGATTGTCTGGTTGTTGTATTCTGGTAATGGAGTATTTATATGGAAGATAATGGCAGACCTATGTTTATTATTAAGGACGCAAAAGAAATAAAGCTTCACAAGAACACAACAACATCTGAGACCATGGCTGAAATAGGAGGGCATGAAGGAACAAAATTTGAGGCAACCGAAAATGCTGCAGGCTTCGGAAAAGTTCAATCAAAAGAAAAAACAGAAAAAACAAGCTTTTGGATGAAAATATACACAGCCGTAGTTGATAACTTAATTAAGATTATAATCGGTGTACTTGGATTTATTTTTCTTGCTTTTTTAAAAGATTAACCACTAATTCAAGGGCATTAATTTCTTAATTAATGCCCTGTTGCCATTTAATCCATTTCAAGCTTTATATTGAGGGCAGAAAGACACCCTTCGATAAATCCCTCTGCCATTTGGATCTCAATACGTATAACCTTTTCATCCTTCTTTCGTGCTTTCGCGATTTTTCGTTTTGAGATGCCATAAAGATAATGAGCAACTAGGAGTGAATGCTCATACGGCTTACGCTTTTGCAACCGAGCTAAACATCCCTCAATAATCAGGGCATCATCATCAGTGCATGAAAGACGAGTTTTACTAGTTTGTGGAAGAAGCCCCTTGAAGCCGGCCGCGATGGGAGAGTAATCCACCCCAGAACTATCACTCGCAGCCCATGCTCCCCAAAGCTCCAAAACATGTTGAATATCACGCATTAATAATCTCCACAATTTACGCCAGCGCGCCGATAGCCAGCGCGCGATCGATAAAACGAAACAGCAGTACCAGTTGGCTGCCGTGCTTTTCTTCAAATGCCACGGTGTCAGCGTGCAACGCGTCGTGATGCGCTCTGCAAAGCGGGATCACAAACAGGTCGTGCGCCTTCGTACCCATTCCCCCCTGCCCGTGGCCTATAAGGTGATGGGGGTCGTCTGCCGGGTTGCCACAGCACATGCACTGCTGCGTTTTAACCCAGCGGGTGTACTTCTCATTCTCCCAGCGGCGGCGCTTCGGGCGCAGCATGAAGGATTCCGGCGTTTCCGGATCGACCTTCAGCGCCAGCACCTGCTTAGCCACTTCCTCCACTATCTCGCGCCCAAGGCGTTCGCCCGGTACCAGCTCTGTTTCGTGGGTGACGGAACGTATCACCGGCTTAGGCATTCTCAGCACCTGCCGTGCGGCATCTTCCGGCAGGGCATCGGCCAGACCGTTACGCGCGAGCCACCAGCAGAACTCCGGCAGCGTAAGCGTATGCGAATCGTCGAAACCCAGTTCGCGGCGTGCGGTGGTGAGGATGTAAGCCGCGCAGTTCGCCCGCGCCATGTGCGCCAGCTGCTCTGTAGTCTGTTCACGCAGCAGGTTATCGCAGTGCCAGCACAGGCGAAGCGCGCCGGGTGCGTGGCGCATTGTTGTGATGTTGTCGGCGTGCCAGGACTCATGCGGCCACTGACATTCACCCTTTTCCATCAGCCAGCTTTCAAGCCCGCCGATGCCACCGGCACGGCGCAGCACAGCATCGTTTTCAAAAACACCTGCGAGTGCAGGATCCTCGGCCAATGGTTGCTCTGCTGGTGGCAGTTCGCCGTTGGGCATACCAACCAGTCGCTCCGGTTCATTTTCCAGCAGCATGCGCCCGCGGCGGAAGTGCATCAGCAGGATGGAGCCCGGTCTGAACATGACGAGACCCAGCTCTGCCACGACGATCGGATTAAGCAGCGCCCTCATTTCACAGCTCCTAGTGTTGTCGGTTGGAATAAGCTGATCGTGATTTCGACGCTGCCGCCCTTCACTATCGGCCCCCACTCCACCAGCATCTTTTTCACCTGGCTGTCGTCCTCCCACACGCCGGCATGCGTCAGCGCATCAAAAAGCGCCTTGTTGTAGTTGTCGATGTCCCGGCGGCGCGCGTCCGGAGGGAATAGGAGGATTTCGACTGCAGCTGGCTCGGTCGACGGCTTCGGCAGGCGGCGCAGCTGCTTGATGATGGCCGCACAGGCAGCGCTCTGGTATTTGCGCCCGTCAGCGCTGATGAGATGGCGCCCCTTGAGTGGCCCCTTATTCGGAGCGCGCCAGTAGGTGTTTACGCTCGGGGGAAATGGCAACTTAAGTTTCATACCGCAACCCCGCGCATTTTCAGGAAGGAGATCGCCTGGTCTCTCGCATGTTCTTCACCGGCCACCAGCGAGCGCAGCAGCGAAACTGCTTCATCTTCTGCGACCGGGCCGTTGATGGAAATGCCGCGGCACACGCCCGGAAAAAGGGTGATAGCGCCTTTACGCTGTAAGGATCTCAGCACTTCAGTTGCCGCGTTCGGCGATGCTGCGCCCATCAGGTCGGCCACTTCCTTTTGCGTTGGGGGGATCCCATGCTCTTTATGGAAAGCCACGATCAGGCTCAGTATTTGCTGCTGTCGGGCGGTTAAGAGGTTCTTTTTCACGCTGCCTCCTCAAAGAATGGCCACGATGTCAGCAGCGTTTTCCCGCGTGCTGGCTTTGCTGGAAATGGAGCGGCGGGCGCTGACGTGATGCAGCGTGAAGCCGTGCTGCTCGTAAAGCTCGATAATCCGTGGCGCCGTCGAGTTGCTGATCACTACCCGCGCGCCGCGCTGATTTGCCGCAACACAGGATTCAACCAACGCCACCTGGTCAGCCCATGCGAAACCACCGGCGGAATAGTTCGTGAAACCCGCCGAGCCCGGCAGCGGCTCATAGGGCGGATCGCAGTAAATGACATCGCCCTCGCCCGTCAGCGACAGCGTGCGGCGGTAACCAGCGTTCATGAATACGCAGGAGTGCGCCACCGCGGCAAAAGCCAGCAGCTCTTTATCCGGAAAATACGGGTTGGCTTTTTTACCCCAGCCAACGTTGAACTCGCCGGCGCGGTTATAGCGGATCAGGCCGTTGAAGCAGTGCCGGTTCAGGTAGAGGAAAGCTGCGGCGCGCTCCGGTCCGGCCATCTGCTGCGCGTTGAATGCCTGGCGAACGGCGAAGTAACCCGGCTCGTCACTCATTTCGGCAAACAGCTGGCGTGCCAGCAGCGTTACCTGCTCTGGCACTACGGCAAGCATCTGATAGAGGTTAATCAGATCCGGATTGGCATCTGCCAGCAGGAATCTCTCGTGCTTATCGGTATTGAGGAACACTGAACCGCCACCGACAAAAGGCTCAATCAGCCGGGCACCCGCCGGGATGAGGCGATCCAGTTCAGGCATCAGGGAATATTTACCGCCAGCCCATTTCAGGAATGGACGTTGCCATACGCGCGGCGCCGGTTCTGCCACGGGCAGTGCTGCTGCGGTTTCAACAGTCATGAGCGGAACCCCGAGTTTTGCGGCAGCGAGTAATCGACGTTCTGGAATGTCGCGCGGGAAGCGGTGCTGCTGACCCATTCGCCGTTGCGGCGAGTCGGGCGCCCTGCTTCGTTCCACTTCGTCGCGGCCTGCAGGTATCCAGGAAATTTGCTCGGCAGGAAAAGCGTGGTTGGGCGCAGATACTCTGCCATCTGCAAATCGGCGCTCCACTTCTCGTTGGTGTAATCCACGACAAGCTTCAGCTCTTCAGCGCTGAACCCTTCCCCCAGGCGAGCCCGGATGTGTTCCAGCGATGTTTTCGATACCTGGTACCGCGATCCGGTTTGCTGGTTCAGGTAAGTCAGAACCTGTTTAGCCTGGTCAGTAACCATCACGGCATCGTCGGGTTGCGCAGCAACCGGACAGAAAGGGTTTTGATTTTTATCTGATGGATCTTGTTTTGAATTTACTGACGGATCCCCCCCAGATTCTGACGGGTGAAAACCGCCGTTTTTGCCAGATTTCGACGCGTCAGATTTTGAGGCGTCAGAATTTGACCCGTCAGATTTTGAGGTGTCAGATTCTGACAGGTGAGAAAAGGCAGCGGCCTGAAGCTTTTGCACGTTAAGCTGGTAAACGTTAGACGCGTTACGGTTGCCCTTACGGCGCTGCTGACGTGACAGCCAGCCATCATGCTCAAGCTTGCCGATCGCCGTGCGCACGGTGCTTTCACCCGCGCCAAGCTGGCGCGCGATG